CTGAAGACTCCTAAGACACCTATCAAGACGATGGCTGTTGAGGAAGTCTACGACCACGATACCGGAAAGCGACTACCGCTACGCAAGCTTCGTGAGCACCCCCGTGGTGAACTGAAGATGTACCGAGAGCGCGACGAGAAAGAAACGTACACCATCGGCGCCGACGTTGGCATGGGGCTTAGAGCGGGCGTCAAAGGGCGCCCGTCTGATCCCTCTGTTGCGCAGGTGCTAGATAGCCAGCTGCGCCAAGTCGCGGTGTGGCGCGGCACAGTGCATCCTGATGTCTTCGCGGACATATTGGTCGCCATTGGGTACTATTTCAACGAGGCGCTTTTGGTGCCAGAACGTAACAATCACGGGCTAGTCACCTGTGTGGAGTTGCGGGACCAACAGTACCCCAACCTGTATCTCGACGTGACCGAGGGCACCATTGAGCCCGACAAGGAGACGCTGAACATCGGCGTATTCACGAGCGAGAAGACCAAGCCGCTGATGATCGACAAGTTGCGCGCATTCGACCGCAACAAAGAAATCGAAATCAACGACAAACAGACGCTCGAAGAGATGCTGACCTTTGTGGTCACCGAGAGCGGCAAGATGGAAGCCGAAGGCGGCGCACACGACGACTGTGTGATGAGCCTCGCGCTAGCTGCCTACGCCAGCGATGGCAAATGGGAAGCCATCACCGTCACCGACGAATTTTACACACAAGCAATTTAGTTTTGAGGACGTATGGCTAAAGGCCAACTGACGGACGACGACATTTTAGCCCGCGTCCTGATGAAATCAAAAGACGCCGTGGGCTGGGCACAGGAGAAGCTGAGCATCGAGCGCGAGCGCGTTGCTAAGTACCTGAACGGCGAATGGCCCAAGCGTAACTCTGAAGGCTCTTCTAGCTTCACTTCGCAGGACGTTTACGACAGCGTTAAGATGCAGCAGGCGCAGCTGCTTGAGGTATTCGCTACCGGCGACCATATCGCCAAGTTCGATCCCGACAATCAGATGAGCGTGCAGGACTGCTTGGTAGCTACCGAGTACGCATCTTACGCCATCTTCCGCAAGAACAACGGCTATCAGATTTTCTCTGACACCGTCTACAACGGCCTCACAGCCCGCGCGGGTGTGGCTAAGGTCTATTGGGAAGAGAAGTACGAATACACCGAAGAGAACTTCGGGCCCATTGACGAAGCCACTGCTTACGGCATCGCCGCACAGGACGATGTTGATGAGTTCGACGCTACGCAGGACCCCATGACGGGGACCTACAGCGGCACTCTGATCCGCAAGGTGGATTGCAGCTGCGTTGCCATCGACGTTCTGATGCCGGAAGAGTTCCTGATTGAACCTCTGGCACGCTGCATCGAGAACGCTAGCTATTGCGGCCACCGCACGCCGAAGACGCGAGCGGACCTGATCGACATGGGCTATGACAAGAAGCTCGTGATGGGGCTGCCCGCCGACGACGCCAAGGAGCTTCTGTTCTCCCCGGAAGTCTTAGCTAGGACTGGCCCCACCAAGGCGGCAGAGACCTACGACAGCCCTATTCAGTCTGAGATGGACTACCTCGTGTACTACGAGAGCTACGTCCGCATGAAGATTGACAAGGCGAAGGGCGTCCGTCTCTACAAGGTCTGCCACGCTGGCGACAAGCTGCTCGATGAGCCGCAGGAGGTCGATAAGGCCCCCTTCATTGCTTACGTCCCGCTGCCCGTTCCCGGTGTCTTCTACGGTGACAACTTCGCTGCCCGTGTAGTGCCCGTGCAGAACGCAAAGACCGTGCTCATGCGCGGCGTGCTGGATCACACTGCCATCACCACGAACCCGCGCTATGCGGTCGTCAATGGTGGCCTGATGAATCCGCGCGAGCTTCTGGATAACCGCCTTGGCGGCATCGTGAACGTGCGGCGCCCTGACAGCGTTACGGCTCTCCCGCAGGCTGCCTTGAACCCGTACATCTATCAGACGCTCCAGCTTCTCGATACTTCTAACGAGAAGTCTACCGGCATCTCTGCTCTCTCGCAGGGCCTCAACAAGGACGCCATCAGCACCCAGAACTCTCAGGGGCTGGTGGACAACATGATGAAGGCAAGCGGCCAGCGAGCTAAGATTATGGCCCGCAACTTCGCCAACAACTTCCTCGTGCCCCTGATGATCGAAGTCATCCGGCTGGCCATCCTGCACGTCAAGCAACCAGAGTTCATCGAGGTTGCAGGGTCTCCGCTTCAGTGCAACGTCCATCAGTGGACCGACCGCAAGACTTGCACCGTTAGCCAGCACTTGGGCTACGGCGAGAAGGACATGGCGGCGGCTGAGCTTGGACAGGGTTATCAGATGCTGGCTAAGGACCCGGCGCTTGGCAACATGTTCGGCCCGCAGCAGCGTTATCAGATGCTGTCGGACATCGCGAAGCTGAAGAGCTTCACGCGCTGGCCCGCGTATCTCAATCCGAATGCACCGCCTCCGCAGCCGCAGCCTGATCCTATCAAGGTTGAGGAAGTGAAGGCCAAGCAGACGGTCGCACAGGCAGCTGTCATTACTGCGCAGAGCGCGCAGGCCAAGGAGCAGCGGCTGGTTATGGAAGGTCAGCAGAAGAATGATCTGAAGCGTCACGACCTGACGATGAAGATTCTCGACCACGACCGGACCAACAACCGGCAGGACGCTGACACGGCGCACCGCATCATCCACGATGAGGCTGAGCTTGAGCTTCAGAAGGCGCAGACGGCCCTTCAGGCCCACAACGCTCACGAGGACCGGACGGTAGCTATTCAAGCGCAGAAGACGAAAGTTAATGGATCAAAACCAAACTAGCGCACTAAAGGCGTCTCTGGAAAGGGCCGCCGCTACCATGCGTAACTCAGGCTCGAACGTAGGTCCTGGCTCGGGGCTCTTTGCCCCTATGGACTTCGGCGGGCCCGGGATGTTCAACCCGACGCCCATGGCTAGCCAAGGCCAGCCGGGTATGCAGCCGACACCGGCCGCGCAGGTAGCTAACCGCTTCGGCGGGATGCAGCCTCCGTCACCGATGCCGGACCCGGCGCAACAGGTGGCCGCGCGCTTCCCTCAGACCATGGCGCAGGCTCCAGCCCCTGCGCAGGCCCCTCAGGCGCCTAGTGTGCCTGTTCCCTCTCCCCGGCCTGCGCAAGCTCCACAGCCTCAACCACAGATGGGATTCTTCCAGCGTAACGCTGCGATGATGCGCGACCCGGCAACGGGCGAGCTAATCGACCCGCAGGGCGCAGCTAGAGCGCAAGCCTCCATGCCCTCCCACGGGACCGGCACTTGGGGCTCTAAGGGCATCCTACCAAGCGTGATGAACCTCATAGGCGCAGGCACGGGAGCCCCCGGCACTAACGCCAACGGCTCCATCCAAGGCGCCTATGGCCCAACGTCAGTCGGGGGCGCTCCGCTTCAGCAGGCGCCGCAGCAGCAAGACCAAGGCGGCCTGATCCAGCGGATGCTGGGCTACCTCGGAAGCAAACAGAGCTAACACTTGAACGACGACACCGTAATTACCCTCGGGGAGTTCTGCAAAGGACTCCTCGGGGACGAGCGCTTCCAAGCGCTTATCCAGCTATTCGGACAGCAGATGGCTGCCGACATGCTCAGCACACTGCCCCACGAAGCAAAGAAACGTGAGGGCATCCACGCTGCCTACTCGGGCTTTACCGAGTTCACCGGCCTCATGAGCAAATTTGCTGAGGCTGCCGAGACCCTAGCTAAACAGCAGGCTCTCGCACACGACCCACTTACTGACTGACAGAGCTAACTATCCTTATGGACGTTACTGAAGATTTTGAAGACAACGGAGTTGATGCCTTTCTGAAACTCTTGGACGCTGAGAAGCCATCCGAAGAAGAGCACAAAGAGGGCGAGACCGAAGAGGCGGAAGCCTCGGAGGACACGGAAGCTGATACCGACGCTGACGAGAACGACGGTGAATCTGAGGACGGCGAAAGCTCATCCGAAGACACTGAAGAGAACGAAGGCGAAGCTGAAGAGACCAAGGCGAAGAAGTACGCCGACGATGAGGGAACATACGTCAAGGTCAAAGTAGGCGAGGAAGAGCACGAGGTTGCCGTAAAAGACCTCAAGCGTTTGTTTGGCCAAGAGGC